TTATTAGAAAAAAAATTTAATGTATTGTGGAATCAATTATGGGGAACGCATTATTCTGAATCTTCTATAGAAGAAATAAACGCAGAAGAGAAATTTAACCTTATAAAACAAGGTAGTATTATAGATAATAAACATATTACATTACATGATTTAATTCATGAAAGTAAAACTACATGGAATTGCCCTGAATGGGGATTTCCTAAAGGTCGGCGTAATTCATATGAATCTGAATTAAATTGTGCATTACGTGAATATGAAGAAGAAACTGGATATGATAAACATGCTATAAAAATAATTAAAAATGTCTTGCCTTATGAAGAAATTTTTATGGGTTCTAATTACAAATCTTACATTCATAAATATTTTTTGGGTAAAAGTAATGAATTAGTAATAAAACATTCTTTTCAGGAAACCGAAGTGTCCGATATGAAATGGGTTACGTATGAAGAAGCCATTGAAATGATACGTCCTTATAATGTAGAAAGGTTGCAAATTCTACAATATATTCATCAATGTTGGAATATGTTTGAATTAACGGAAAAAAATTAAAATACAGGAGGCGATTTATCTTTGAATTCTGTATATAATTGTTGTATTTTTTCACGAGTAAAAGATTCATGAAACACAATTGTGTTACATATTTCTCCGCGAATATTATATTGCGACCCAATAACAAATTCAGAAGAATCATTGTATGGAACTACATTGGATTTGGTAGTATGTAATTCGCCATTGATAAATACATCGCATATTCCGTCTACATAATTGATGGCAATATGATTCCATTTTTGCAAAGGAACATCGTGTATTGTATCTATAATTCTCATTTTTTTAGATTTATTTTGCATTTCAACACGTAATGTATTCAATACCCCACAATAAGATACTTTGGGTGTATTTCCATACGATAAAATAGGTATATATTCATTGGCTTGTGCAATGGACCCTGGGGGCATTGGTTCTAATTTTACCCAAAAAGATACGCCGTATATATATTTAAAATTTTTGGTTACTTTTATATTGGTTTGTTTATTTAACGGGACAGGTGTATTGATAATAGATTGACCGTTTTTCGTATATACTGTTTTTAATAAAGAACGAAGATATAAGAATAGTAATATAAAAATAACTTCTCCTGCCAACAGTTTTTTCTCTAATGGAGTAACTTCCATTTTTGGTATAGTTGGTTTTTCAGGTATATAAGGAATATGAATAAAATCAAAATAAATCAAAACACTTATAAAAAGTATTAAATAAATATACCATATTTGACTTGTTAATGTATAATATAATGTGGCGATAGATAATATAATAAGAGAAATTAACATGAAAAATGTTTTATATTTTGGGTCTGTTATGAATTTTGTTGTATAGGATAACAATGAAAATCCAATTAATCCTACTAGTAAATAAATATTAGTATGATTAGACATATCAATTGTTCCCATCATAGCAAGTAGAATCATAAATATAGTATAAAATCCAATAAGTAACGGTATAAATAATTTTGTTTTATCATCCTTACCAGACAACATACGCGTTACAAATAAATAGACTACAGGTATATTTAAAATAAAAAAGAGAACAAAAATATAATACTCTGAATCAAATCCTGGAAAATTAAATAAAACAAATAAAGATAATAGAAAAAATATGGCCATCATAGAGATGTTAATATTTTTCCCCAAAAAATCTTCTTGTTTTGGATATATATAATACAATAGGGATGCAAAAAATAACCCAATTGTAAATACACTGGATAATGTTTTATGATGAATGTTGTTGTCTACTGTATTTTTATGAATTGCATTATCTATTGTATTGGATAATAATTCAAATATTAAAAGTCCAACAAAAAATACATTCATTACAATTTGAATTATGTTACTTCCAGATATTGGATTTTTATTAAAAAGTATCATGAATAAAACATTGGCAACAATCGCCAATACAAATAGCAAGAAAAATACAAAGCCTTTATAGGATGTTATATTTTTTTCGTCAAAGTATAAACTGAATAATACTCCAATAGCAGACAATACATTTATAGCAATAGAAGTAAAATACTGAAATTTATTTGCTATTTGAACTGGAAATAATGGAATATTTGAAGTATACATATAACCGCCGTGAACACTGTTGGCTATAATCCAAAACAAAATAACGCCCATGAGTCCAAAATTAATTTGTTTTGTATCTTTATCAACTTCAGTTTGAATAGAATTAAACAAAGATATTAATGCATTGTCTACATTATCATAATTAAGTTCAAGAAAAAAGGAAGCCGCCAAAACCAAATAAATTAAATAAAATATATACGGAGTTTGTGTTATGGATACATTAAATATTACAACCAATAAAAATAAAAATACGATGCTAGATAAAATAACAATTTTATAAATACTTTGTAAATTACTTGTCCATTTTTCTTTTGCATTTTGTGCAGCTTTTTCTGCATCTTTTTTTGCATTTCCATACGTAGTATTTAATTTTTCAATAGATGCATTGTATACATGTTTTGCATTTTCAACAATTGATTTTTTTGGATTTATTAACACAAAAATTAAAATAACAATTACAATAAAATTGACAAGAGATAAAAACAAAATTTCTTTTGTTCCCATTTGTCCAATTACTGGAGCTGCAATTGAAGGTGCACTTGAAGGTGCACTTGATGATGAAGACCCAGTTGAAGAAACAGAATTATTTCTAGATGATACAGAAGAGTCAGGTATTAATGAACTAGAGTCTGATCCTGAAAAGGATGAATTACTCATATACATTTAAATCATAAAAAAATTAAAAGTTTTCAATCATTGTTTTTTTACCATGACAATTTCTACATAGAGCAACTAAATTAGATATATGATTAGACCCACCATCGGCCAATCGTATTTTATGGTCTATTTCATACCATGCATCTAAAGTTCCTTGACAACCATTGCATTTCCAATTTTGGCTTGCTGCTACATATTTTTTCTTTGTTCCGCTTACACTTCTAGAAGTGGATTCATTACCTGATTGCAGAATACGTTGTTCTTGAGGAAGAGGTAGATTACTATCTAAAAAGGGTGTGATTAAATCTCTGGATTGTTTATCTAATGGCATATATCGGACCATACCATTTAAATGTCCAATTAAGGAACGTGATTCAGAAGGATTTTTTTTAATAAAAAGATACATGGAAAAAGCAGCAAATAGAATAGACCCCATTTTTACATATTTTTTATATTGTTTTAATTGGTTTGTATATTTGCCGTCATGCATTGTATCTGTAATAAAAAAAACAGTTCCAAGAATCAAAAATAATTCTAATTTCATATTTATTGTTTATATAAAAGCTTTGCAATTACAGATATATTAGAATCATTTACGCTATATCGTTGCCCAATTACGGATACATGTATAATGGACCCAACATCACAACTGAAAAATTCTGGATTATCCATATGATGGTCTTTTGCTAAAAAGATAATAAAAGGAGATTCATCTTCCATATGCAATTTACATTGTAGACCAGCAATAGTATTAGATTCCACTTCGCATACAAGTTTCTGACTTACAGTGGGGAGTGCAATTTTACATTCAAATACAACTTCAAATTGAATGTAATGGTGATGTAATTTTCCGCTATTGTAATTAATAATTTTTATGGTGTTTTTTTTCAAATAACCTTCTGCAATACATTTTCCTTCTAAAGGTTGTAAATAATGTTTCAAAATATCCGATATATTTTTTCCACATTCGGACATTGGGATTTTGACTTTCCGAGTAATCAAACTGTCTATATAAATCATTATACAATAAGTAGAATAAAATTTTTAACTCAATTTATTTCTTTTTATCTTTCTTTTTTATTAAATTAAAGTTGGTAGCAGAGTTTTGAACAACCTCTACTGGATTTAAAAACCATCGTTTCCCATTGTATTTCATTTTATCATAAAATCGTAAACAAAATTCAATCTGCCATTTAATGTTATCAATTGTAAATTGAGATTCAATCACAATTTTATCCGATATTAATTCTTGTAGTATTTGTTTTGCGTCAAATTTCATAGTAATTTCAAACCCATATCGTTGTTTGGTAGATTTTGATGTAAATGGCAAAGATAATTTAAAAATTCGGTTAGTAAAATCTTTATTGTAAGCAATGCCTCCTAACGGTAATTGATTATTGGCAATAGTATCTTTATTTTCACGCGGCACAAGTGGCGATAATAATTCTGATTTAAACATATTGGTAGTATTATAGGTCCAATCTTCATTGTAATAGGCAATTTTGCTATCAGTGTGCGACCAAATAACAAATAGTTGTTTATTTTTAATATGTAAGTTTGTAAAATAGTTTTTCAAATGACTTTCAAATGGATTTAAATCTTGTTTCCCGAATAAATATTTGGCCAATTCTAAACATTTTACATCCGACAATCGTTCAATCATAGCAGCAATATATAATTCAGTTTTATACTTTTCCCATTCTTTAATCGTTATAGTTTCAAACTCTTTTATTTTTTTCAAATGAATGTATAGTAGTTCAAATGCACTATACACTAAATATTCAGGGTCTTGTGCACGTATTTCATGTTTTGTTGTTTTATCATTAGCAATCATAAACAATTTGTTAAGTTCATCTACGATATAATTTCCGCTTATTTTTTCTTCTATTTTTTCACCAGGTTCAATTAAAATACTATCATATACATAGGCCATAGGTATACGACGTTCATAGGTAGGAATATTTTTATTTAATTCAGGTGGTTGAAACATGTAATATTCTCCAATATTGGTAATATACCCTTGCCGATTAAACCTATCAAAAATAGGTATTTTGTTTTGAACCATATAGGTTAATGTATAATCTATATTTTCTTCAGGTATAACTGATAACAATTCATCTATTATTTCTTGCCGAGTATAGATGTAATTTTTATTGAATAATAATTTAATACGTTGTATAATAGATGGTGTATGAGACGTAATATAATCTATTGTTAATTTTGTTCCTGGTTCAGTAACTATATTGTTACATGTATACGTGCAATTTTCCATATAATCTGTAAGAACAGTATACGACATATCACCAATAGGATATTCAATTTGTTTTCCGCGCGATGTGGTTTGATGTATAGTTAGACCGTTTAAAGATTCATTGCTTTGTGTTTGCATGGAATTATACGTGCAATCAATTGCCATTTCTTTTAATAACCGAGTTAATTTTCCAATTTTGATTGCCTTTTGTTCTGATTCACAATACATATGATAATCTATGGATTCTTCATTGTTAGACAATAAAGCAGTATGCATAAATATTTCTACATTACGTTGTTCAAAGGCTACATCTTTATGACTACGAAAGCGAACTGCTCTCCCAATAATTTGTTCTATTTGACTTAAATTCCACCATGGATTTACAATGTGCATTTGGCGTATATTTTTGAAATCTACACCTTCGGATAATGCATCGGTAATAATTACTATTTTTATTCTATTACCATCAGCATTGGATTTATCATTAATGATAGAAATCATTTCTTGAATATTCATATTTAACGATGGGTTCAGAACGGTATAATTTTTACCATTATCCTTTTTATTGTAATTACTGCAAATATTAGTGCGATGATTGTATTTGTCTACTAATTTATATCCCATAGCTTCTAATGCAATAGCAACAGGGCAAATACCTTCTTTGATTTGTTTTACGTAAACAATACCAATACCTTCAAACTCTTTCATAATGGTTTGAATTTGAAATAATTTTCCGCTATATTCATTTAATTTGTCATGGTCAAAAAAGTGATTGGAATTTTTGTAAGAAAAACTAGGTAATTCTCTCTTTTCTTCTTTATCAATTCGCATTGCATCTCCGATACTTGTAATGTCATCGGGGTATGTAATAAGTGTCATTTGTAATGCTACATGACCTAATAAATCTTGCCCTTTGAATGTTTCCATAACATCTATATATTTTTGGGATTGTGATTCACTTAATACAACAGGAAAAATTTGTAAATGTTGTAACTGATAATTACTAGTAGGATGTGTATATTTTGAAGTAGGATAAATTCTGTAAGGGAATGAATATGGGTTTTCACCTTTTACATAGGAAATATATCCATGCAAATGTTGTGTTAATACTTCTTCCCCTCCTTCTACAAAATCATCGTTAGCATTAAAAATAGTTTTGACATCATCTATAAAAGGAAGTTTATCATTTTTATTGAGTAGTTTAGATAAAAATACAAAATCTTGGCAACTGTTAAATGCAGGAGTTGCCGTCATTAATAATAATTTAACTGTTGTTATTTCTACAATAGTTGTCATAACGGATGAAAAACTGGTTGACTCTTTATCTTCTTTGATATTATGCACTTCATCTAATATAAATAATGCTCCTTCGTATTTATCTTTAATATATTTATTTTTGGCATATTCATTTTTATTCATAAGATTACTTGTAACATCATTGGCAAATCCTACACAACCACTAAATATATAATAGGTATTAATTTGTGCTTTAATTAATTTAACAAGAGTTGGTTTATCCATAGTAACTAATTGGTATGGGTCTATTTCTTGTAAAAATTTATTTCCGATACAACTATTACAAACCCATTTGTCATTTATTTTTTCTAATTGAGTTTCATTGAATAATTGATATTCAAAATTTTCAGTGATTGCAGATGACATGGATAAAATATAAATACGTTGTTGCTTTCCTGATTTTTTTAAATAATTGCGGTATTCTTCGCAAATGGTAATGGCAGAACATGTTTTACCTGTTCCTAATCCATGAAATAATATCATCCCGTTATAGGGTGTATAATTGGACATGAAATTTCTGACAAACATTTGATAGGTAGTTAGGTTCATGGTTAATTTATCATTATCATGCACAATTTGTTTTACTTCTTCTTCAGATGTAGGTTTATGAATTTTAATGGGTAAATTAAATTCTTTGTATTGGTATAATTCATTTGAAAACGAATGTGTATTTATAGTTGGGTATAAATAAAAAGGTTGGTCTAGTTTAATTTTGAAAAGTTTTTGCGCGTTGAAATTAAGTAAAGAAGGATTAGTTATAATAACTCTAAACCCTTTTAATTTTTGGGCATTCATATATATTCATGAATAATATTTATTTGATATTCATTTTAATAAATATATATATATTATGGAATATTATAGAAAGATTAATTATAATTTATATAAATTTGTTTTTGTAAATAAAACATACGGTGATAACGTAAAATGTGATTATTATAGTTTAGAAGAATTAAAAAATTTAATGGGGGTTGAATCATTAGAAGAACAAGATAATGTTTTTATTCAACCTCGTAAATTACGATTAGATACGAAATATAATATAGTTTTCTATTCGGATGAAGGCAATCTTTTACAAGAAAAATTAACACTTATTGGAAGAAGTAGTGATGGTAACGCGAATATATTTGAAGATGGCAAAGGCAAAACAAAAATAATAAAATTATTAAATCTAAAAGGTATTATTGACGAAAATGATGAAATCAATGAAGAACGTGCTGATCGCGAATATGATGCTGATGATGATGAGGATGATGAAAAACGTTTAAGTGATGTAGATGGTGGTAAATCTAAATCAAAACGGAAATATAAATCAAAACGGAAATCAAGACGTAAATCTAAACGTAAATCAAAATAAAATATAATTATATAGTATAATGTCAAATACATCTCGTAGTCCTGGTTATAAAAATAAAGTTGCACAAACAGTTACTCAATCTGTTTCATCTAGACAACATCAAGAAAGACAACCAACTCAAGAAGAAATAGAAAGATACCAAAGTGAAGAAGCAGCAATGCGACAGCATTTGGTAGAAGAACAAGAACTAGCACGACAAAGAAGGGAAGAAGAACAACGAAGACAGGAAGAAGAACAATTCCAACTAAGATTGAACGAAATTGATAAAGAAAGAGAAAAACAAAAGAAAGAAATATTTAGACCATTTAAAACTGATGGTGGTAGAAAAAAGAAAAAAACAAAACGTCGCCGAACTAAACAAAGTAAGCGACGTTAAAAATATTATTTTTTTATTCAATTCAAAAAATAATATTTAGAAAATACTGCCTCCTGCAAAATTAGAAGGCATAGGTTCAAATGGTTCTTGAGCATTTACAAGTGGTGTATTTGGACCTGAAAACATGGTATTAAAATCTGGTTCTTGGCCTTGTCCAGACATAGGATTAGCTGTATTTAATCCAGGAGGAAGTAATTGAGGAACATTAGAATTTGTATTACCGCCGCTAATGGGTTGAACCGAATTTAGTTTTACAGGAGGAGATGCAGGTTTATCATTAAAAATACGGTCTACCAAAATAGACACTTTTTCGCCTAGTTTAGAAATATTTAGCATAACTACTAAAACAGGTAAAATAGTAGTAATTACATTTTGTTCTGCATAAGGAATCCCGCTCATAGTTGGCATGTAAGTAATAATACGATGAATAAACAAAATACCAACAAAAATAACAACAACTTGTATCATAATTTCAGCTGTAAGTTGAATAGTTCCTTTATCTCTATCTAGTTCGGGCATATAGGTGTTGACACCTTTATTTAATAAAGTTATAAATACAACAGATAACACTGAATATTGAATAATATTTACAATTTCATTTTTGCTATCTGTTTCAAAATTGAAGACATGAGTAAAAAAACTTTGTTTTTCTATAGTATCCATTTATTTATAATAAGAAATTATTATTAGTTAAAAATGATATTAATAAATATTTAGGAATTATATGAAAAAATCTGTTGAACCTCCTAAACTAATTCCTATACAACAAGCTATTTATATGGTAAATGACAAAATAAACAAATTGGAAATCAAATTATCTGGAACTGTTTCATTATTGGAA